AAGCGTAAAAAGAGGGCAAAGCGCCTAAACGGGGGAGACGTTCACTTTGTCAAAATAACCGTCAAAATAACCCCCCCTCCCTGGCTCGCCCTTCCCTTAATTGAACAAAAATATCAATTTGCTTATTTACTAAAGATTTCGGCTTAGTTCTAAGCTAAATGCACAAATGTGCACGAAACCAAGAATATACTTCTATTTCAGTTTACCATTAAATTTTAGGCTTTATTATCTATTATTTTTTAGGAACTTGTATCGTACGGGGGTCTCCTACTAAACATTTTATCTTGAAATACTGCATACGTTCTAAACATGTGCAAGCAACTTCTACTATGACACGCAAAGTGACCTTTGGTGTCACTCAGCACAGTTAACATCAAGAGAGTTAACTGTGCTGAGTGTACGCCTAATGTAAATGGACGTACAGGCGGAGACCCACGGCGTTTAGACCGTGGGTCTCTTTTGGCGGCTAACGCCGCTTTTTAAGAAAAAATTTCTTTTATGATTTTCAGAGTGACGGCGGCAACAAGGGACAAACAGCAAACCATGATAATATTTTCCATACTTAACCTCCAATCATATTTAAAAGAGCTTCAATGGACAATCCAAGATTGCCAGCGACCTGATTCATAAAACTTCCGTTGCCAAAGTGAACATTCTTATCCCAAGTTTTATCCGTAGAATATTTGGAAGCGTCATAGGACTTATCTGCTCCATACTTTGTACCAGACAAATGTTGATCAGCAGAATACCGAGTAGCGGCAGAATTAACCGAAGAACCAAAGATAGACGCTAAAGCAGCCTGACCAGCGGCATACCGAGTGGCAGAAGAACTCATAGCGGCGGCATCACGAGTAGCACCGGCGTGAATGCCAGCTTGCTTAATACCAGCGGCGGCAGAAATCTGAGCAACAATATGCTCCATAGCGGTGTACTTATCTGCAACGGCTTCTTGTGTACGGGCATTGATATTTGCACTCTGTAAGGCCGTCTGAGCGCCCAAGATGGAGCCAAGCAAGTTAGCAATAGCACCAGAAGCGGCTGTATCTGCATCGGCCTTAGAACCGCTCCCAAGGGACGCAGAAGCGGTTGAACCAGAACCAACGGCGGCTCCATTGCCATTCATAGCAGATAGGACAGGATTTAAACCAGCAGCCATAAGATCACGGACTTCTCTTTGGTGGGCAGTATTCGACATCATTTCTTGCCACTGACGATTTTTAGCGGCCTCAGCGGCGTTAAACTGCATCTGGCGAGCGGTCATAGCTTCTGTCCAATCACGTTGAACTTTCGCTTGCTCAGCATTAAAAGCAGAGTTAGCTTGTGCAACACCTTTCAAACCGGCAATCTGATCGGCGGCACGGTTGACAGCTGGAGCGGCTCCAACACCATCCATTTCGTAAGCGGAAGTAGTGGTACCAAATGCCATTATAACAACTCCTTTCAGAAAAAACAAGAGGGGGCAAAAGCCCCCTCTATGAATCAATGATGATCAATCAGGCCGGGGACGCTGTACATGGGCATGGGCCGGGTACAATAGTTCTTCACGTAGATGTCAGCAAAAAACTGATTACTAACAGCAGATGTGACAGCCAAAACACGATCAATGTTTGCCTTGTCCTCTCTAATCCACGAATCAGATAAAGAAGGAAGGGAGCTGTAATCATCAGCCAAATGCCAAACGTCCAAAGACTGAGCATAAGCAGACCTCATTTCACCGGTCACCATATTAGGCTTGTAACGATATTCGGCCCAAGCTTCCTGATAGCCGAAAACCTCATTATCCTTGTCATTACCTTGAGCAAAGATTTCCTTGTTCTTAATAGCCTGTTCGCCAATGTTAGCAAAAACGGGCCAATAGAAATCAAACTTATCCTTGCGAGACCAAAGACGGTTTAAGCCCTGCTGATAAGTGTGGTCATAACGAGCGACCATAACGCCAATGATCAAGCCATGCTCTGTAAAAGACTTGGTAAAGTCAGAATGTTTGTCAGTGGTAAGAGACTGACCAACAACGGTACCTTGCGGCGTGCCGGAAGATTCCGTGCCGGACTGCTGCACAATCTGATTGATGTTGATAGGAACTCTGTTACCGCCGAGATATTCGGGACGCTGTAAGCGAGCATCCGGGGACGTTACACCAAAAAAAGAGCGGACAACTTCCGTATAGCGAGAACCGCCGCGGGCCTGACGTTCATAGAACTTCTGAATCTGGAAAGCAAGACGAAGCTGGTTAATGGTAGCGGCGGCGGCATTACCGTCAGCAACGGCCCAAAGGTTACTAATAACAGGAATAGAACCAAGTCGATTACCAGGAGCGGGAATAGAACCAGCAACCTGATCACCAGTCAAAGAATCAGAAGAAACTTGAAAACCAAGACCTGTATTAGTACCACCTGAATTAATTTCAGCCTGAAAAATCTTTGCCTTATACAAAGTGCCATCAAGCAAAGAATCAGGTACTAAAGTAGATTTAGGGATGACAGGATAACTTCCGGCTTGAGCAACAGGAATAGTTACATCCGGGCCTTTCTGCGGAGCGGGGAGAGCAGAAGTGAAATAATCATGATACTTGGCGGCAATAAAGGGCTTACCGCCCTTGGCCACATCTGTCACGAATGTGCCAGAGTTGACACCGGCCACGGTACTATCATCCGTGGGAACAACAAGAGGATCTTGGAGGTTTTGATCTCTGAACCACTCATTCATAATCAGGGCATAAGCACGGAAGGGAAGAGCAGATACAGAAAGACCAGCAACGCCAGTTGGGATGCCAAAATAGTCAGCAAGAGTTCCAACACTCCATCCTTGACCAGCTGGGCTTGTAATCTGGGGCATAGTGTATTCAGTTTGCGGAATCCATGCACTCTCCGTATTTTCACCACAGAACTCCTTCCAGTGATCCCAAACAAGCCGGTTGGGGACGAAGTAATAGTAGGTATCCAGATAGACGTTGTCCATCATAGGGGTGAGCAAAGTCTGCATGCGGACAACCTTGGAAGTGTCTACGCTGAACGTATCGCCGGGCAACACTTCTTCGAGGAAAAAAGGGACTACGTCACCGGCATTGAAAGAAGTCTTGAGAGATGCGGAACGGTCAAAGCGAGAGCGGGAAATGTCGACATGGGGAGACAAGCTGAAATGGGATTCGGTGTTTCTATTCATTCTTTAACATCCTCCTTAACCGGAATAGCGGGTATAACTTCTTTATGCTCTTCGGCCTTAATGCCAAGCCGTTCGAGGAAATCAGCTTCACCAGAAGCGGCGAGGAACTCCGTGAAACTGTTACCGAACTTCTCACGAGTTTCCACAGGCAAGGCCATGAACTGACGTTCCATTTCATTCATGTGGTTGAGAGCTTCGGCGTAGGTCTTCGGGAAGTCGAGGAAGTCACCATAGAAACCTTGCTTCTGAGACAAAGCATCTACATCGCCATTGGCATATCGCTTCATGAGAACGTGAATATCACAGCTTTCAGCGTAAGACTGGATGTAGTCATACAGATTTTCACGGCCAGATTCCTCAAGGACAACACGTCCTTTTTCATCATAATGACCGGCGTAGGTGATATGCTCAGGAGAACCGGGGTCAGTAAAGACACGGTCACGAGCGTCATACTGCGTTTTAAATTCCATATTGTCACTCCTTCACAAGACACTGGGCGGCGTCGCAAAGCTGGCGAGGGGGGTTAAGCGGCTCAATATAGCCACCGACGTTATCATAGGTAGCGAGCTTATACAAAGCGAAATCATTGGGATGCGAAGCGAGCAGGGAATCAGGCTGTCTAACAGCATGTTCAAAGTTACGGACAGCGGTAGCATCATTTACATCGACGGTGCAGGGCATGAAAGAAGACTTAGCGTCCTTGATAGCATAAAGACCAGTTAACATATTAAAACCTCCTCAAAATCAAAAATCAAGCTTAGCTTCCAGACGGATTACATCAGCAGGATAGTGATTGATAGCATCCTCAATAGCATGTATAACCATCCACAAAGGAACCTTTGCAATAAGATCATCACCAACGTAAACATCAATAATCACAGCCGAATACCTCCACGGAAAATCTTGGGAGCGATGTTAATTTTCTTGGACTTAGCGGCAGTTCGAGAAAACACCTTCTTATCCTTGCGCTTGAGCATTTTCATTACAAATTCCTCCTTAAAGATTTTAGTCGGTTGGACTGTTTTTCTTCTTCAACGTCTCGCAACTCGTAAGAATCGAGGGACGTATTAGACAATTTAGCTTCCATGGCCTGTTGCGCCAACTTAGCACGAAGGGCTTTTAACTCTGCTGACTTTTCTGGGCATTCGATGTCGAAGAGTTTGTCATAATACCTCGGCGGACGGAACTTCTTGCCGCCTTTCGGCGTAGAAACGTTGATATACTGTTCTTCAACACAATAAGGGTTTTCGTCAAAATACTGGCGTGCAATGCCAGGCTTGCGGGACATGAGAGTAAACTCAGGCTGAATATTGTGATCTACATAAAACTTAGCTTCCTTTCCTTTCAACTTTTTCATAACGTAGCGAGCAGTGTAAGCACAAGATTCCCAAGTAACTTCACCGACAACTACATAGCCATAAGGCCAACACTCTTGGAGCGAGGGACTGTTATAGTAAGTGTAATACTCACCACCTTCCTTAACGGTCTTGTAGGGCTGAAGATCATCAAGGTGTAAACCAAACAAAATAGCGTGATAATGTGGCCGGAACGTCTGAGATCCGTATTCGCCGGACGCAAAGAACCTAATTTTATCATCTTCGAATTTTTTCCGAATACGTTTCATTAAAAGCTGAAAATCACGCTTCTGTAAGGTCAAAGCTGGGATAGCTTCACCGGTCTCAGGGTCAGGGTAATAAGTACGAGGGACGTGGTCATCATCATAGGTGAACGTGCAGAACCAAGCAGAATCATGGTACTTAAGTTCGAGCAAACAACGGTTTGCCCATTGCCTTGAATAGTCAATGCGGCATCCGATACACTGACCACAGGGCAGTGGAACGAGAGCGGAACGAGGATAGCGGTGATTGTGCCATTCGACATAAATTTCACGGTCATCCGGGGTATAACCAAGCATCTTCAACTCAGCTTTACCATTTTCCTTAGTGCCGATACGCACGGCGTAGATGGGATGATAACAAGGCACTCATAGCACCTCACAATTTCCGGCATAAACATATGCCTGTTCATGGTAGTCATCAATGAGCATGAAGCCGTGGGAGTAGAGACAGTGAACCTGATAGACGTGGCCGTGTTTCAAATTATCGTAATCAGGGCCATAATAACGAACGAGACGGGGACGCATAAAAAAATCACCTCCTATAAGGTGATAATAATACGATTGAACAAAAATATCATTTTGTTCAATTGCTATCAGTGAGGCTCAAGACGGCGTCTACGTATTTTGACAAAGTGAGCTTCCCCTTTTAGGCCATTTTTTACGGCTTAGGGGTGAACTTCTCTTTGTCAATTTGATTGTGTCATGATAGGATAATCTTGGCCACATTCTGCGGAAAGTGGAGCAGGACGGCTTTTTGGAGGACATCGTGGTCACGCCCGACGGCGAGAACA